TAAATAATTTAAACCCTGTTCACCTGTTTTTAATGTAGTACCTAATAATCCTTTATTAAATCTTTGCATGCCACTTCTAATAGGATTATCAGAAAATTCCTGTCCCGTTATTGTTTGATTGTCACCTAATATGCTATTAGTCCAAGGTGTGTTGTTTACATCTTTCCACGCTTGGATTGTTCTTAGGTCTAATAAACCTTTATTGTCGGCCATGAATGTTATCCTGCAAAAATTTTAGGAACCAAGGATTGTCTTTGATGACAGTCATTAGTCCGTTTGTGATTGAGTTTACTACGATTTCCTCATTACTATCTACTGATAAAACATTACCATCGACTGTTAATGAATGTTCATACACTACTGCATGTAAAATTTCATGAAGCAAAGTATTAGAAAAATCTGTAGGTGTTAAGTCTTGTTGTATTTCTATCTTGTTCGCCCTGTGTTGATACTCCCCATAACAATCTGTTTGTTTTGAAAAGTCTGAACGAACAAGATCAATAGCGATGTCCTTATATCCAACTTTAATTTTTGGAGGACATTTCATTTATAGTATTCCTACAAAATACATTACGACTACAATACCTAAAATAATAATACCTACTTGATATTGTTTTTTTAAGTCTTTAAACCAATTCCAATATTTCATTCTATCTCCTATTTAGTTAATTTGTTTTTCTTTTCGTAACTACGCAATGCCCCCATACCCAAAAGTGACATGACCAAAGGCATTAAAGTACCCATGTCTAATTGAGGTAGTGGTGCTGTTTCCCAACTGAATGAAGCAATAAGAAACATTAAAAATTGTTTTGCTACAAACTCCCAAAATATTGCTAATGCACATGACATACCGATTAATGGTCTCCATGATCTTTGAAGCATACCAGAAATACCACCTGCTGTGCTTTTTGCATCAGCAAGGTTAATATCTGATTGTGCTTTATTTATTTGTGCTTCAATTTCTTTAAGTTTAATTTTGGCATCATTTTTTTCTTCTTCTGAAGTATGAAGGTTATCAATTATGCTACCAACATTTTTTACGATGTCTCCACCTAATAATTTTGTTAGCATAAATCACCTTTAACTTGATGATAGTAAATATATAAATTGCAAAATTCTATCACAACTAAGGCTGTGAATAGTGTTGTTATAATTATCTTCATTTTATACTCTCCAATATCTCGCATAATGCTGAAACCCTGTTAGATGCCTGATTTCGATACCACAGGCTGTTTTTTAGCTCAGATGATGCATCAGTCCACCGACCTTCGTTTAGGTGTCCTATGGTCAATTTAAAGGCTGAAAATCCTTTAGCACCCAAAACAAAGCAGCATTCAATCGCTATTTCCTGTGCTTTTGGATGTAATTTATCAAAGTCAGTTACTCTCTTCGCTGAGTTGAGTGCAATGTTAAAATCATACTCAAAAATCTTTTCTAAGTGTTTATTATCGTATGGTTTATCATCATCCCAGTTCTCATCGGCTCTACATAAATGCCCATAGCCAACAGTTCTTTTACCTAATGAGTCTAAATAAACTTTATTTCTGTAACCTTCGTGTTCCTTTATTCGTTCTTTTAATTCTTCAAAGTCCATAATATCTCTCTCTTGCGAATTATTTGTAATGCCTTTTCTAAATAGATCATGGCATCTCCAAGTTCTTCTTGGGTGTCTATAATTGTTTCTTCTAAAGTTTTATTTGTTTGATCGAAGGTATCGCCAAACTTTTTCGTACCTGCTTCAGATCTATCAGCTATTCGCTGTATTACTTTTTGAGCAATAGGATCTTTTACTTTCATAATGCACCAGTCCATTCTCCATTATTATCTAATGGCATTGCGTAAATAACTGGCTGATTATTTATTATTGCTCCTACACTAATTATTGGTCTTTTGATAAAGTTTTTTGCATACTTAAAGGCTTCATGTTTGGGATTAATTGAACATCCAACACATAATGCAAAATTTAAAGCTAAAGGAGAAGATATGAGAGTTAGTTGGCTAAGTGTATGTTGATGTCCTGCCACATAGCTCATGCCTAATTCTTTAGCACTAGAAATAACATTAGATTTAAAATGATGTGTAAAAAAAACTTTTGTTTTATTTGGCAGATCTACAATAAGTTTATCGTGCCAAGTCCATTTCCACTTTTTATCTATTTCTAATATATCGTTTATGTCTTTGAGGAAGGAATTTGGTATTAAAGATTTTTCTGCAATTCGTTGAATACGAATATCGTGATTACCCCACAAAATAGGCATAGGTGTTGGAAATATTTTTCTTAATTTTTTAATACATTTGATAGCATCTTTAATTTCAAACTTAATGTTTGGCAGCTCTGCACTATGTAAATGTTGTGAGATGCTATGAAAATCTACAAGATCTCCAATATGAATTACTTGTGTTGGATTAACTTTATCTTTAATTTTTTTTATCCACTCAAAGTAATTTTGATGCTGATATGGAAAATGTGTATCACTTAAAATAAGTAATCGTTTTGTATTCATACAGTTCCTTTTATTAGGATGGCTAATCCATTAATCTAAAAAATGTATAAATTGCTCCTAATACTGATCCGATAAATATGGCTGTTCTAATAGCACCTTTTCCAGTTGCCATTTCTTGTTTGAGTTTCATTACTTCTTGTCTGTTTTCTTTTACTTCAGATTTAATTTCATCTAAAGTTTTACAAATTTGTGAATATTGTGTTTCCCAATCAGACATCTTGACCTTTCACTATTAAAAATATTTCTGGGTATTCTCTTAATAAATAATCTACTGTTTTCTTTATCTTGTTTGTGTAATCTTTATCTAATGCAAAAGTATTTAAACTATTTATTATTTCGTCAAGATTAACTTCTTGTGTAACTGTTTCTTTATTTCTAACTTCTCTATATGCTTTAAATTGTGTACCACTATTAAGTAAAGTAATATAATCAGCAACACTCTCACATTTTCTTCCATACTTTCTAAGAAGAATATTACTATCAAGTGCTTTAATATGTGGTTTTGTATTATCAGTTTCTATCATTCCATAGAAATTATTACCTAATCTAGCAAATCTTGACTCTCCCCAATTAGACTCTAAAGTTGCTTGAGCCACAGAAACAATAACGATTGCTCTATATTGAGGTGGTATGGCTGTATTAAAATGAACAGTACATTCGGTTATCCCTCTAACAAATTGATCTTTGTTGGAGTATTTAAAATCAAAGTTATAACTAGATAAACTGCACAACAATAAAGTTGCACATATAGATTTAATCATCTTTCTTGTTCACATCTTTACATTTTTTGCGAACAGTTTGAAAAGACTCGCCTAAATCTAGTTCCTTGTATCTGCCACATAATTTTAATAATTCTAATTCTTGTTTAAGTTCCATATTTTCAATCATCATTCTTTTATATGGATCAGTACAAGTTGAGCCAAATTCTTTTCTAAAACGAATACCAACTTTACCACTATCAGCAAAATAGTCAGAAGAACTATTCATTCGTTGGTCGTAGTCGTATCTATCAACTTCTGTGTAAAGTTCCCAACTTCCTTTTGAACAATGAGTAGGATAGTCGTTTAGATATTCATTAACTGCTTTAGCATCACTTGTAATAGCAGAAACTATGAGTATAAAACTCAATACGAAAAATAAAGTTCGCATTAGTAACCACCACTTAATTGTCTCTCTAACTCCTTTAGATCATACTTAAATTGATTAATATCATCTCTTAAAGTGTAGTAACTTTGCTCAACTGCTCTTAATTCTGCTTCAGAAGCAAGTTTATATGATCCTGTTTCTAATGATTGTACTCTTGCCTCAATTCTACCAACCCAAGTAACAAGTTCAGTTATCTCTTTAACAAGTTCTTCCCTTGCCATTGCGTAGTTTTTAGAATTGGTATTAGTTTTTTCTGAATAAAGTTGATGGATATTTTCTATATCCTTGTGCAAGACCATGATTTGATCGGCACTATCATCTATTTTAGTTGTTAATTTGTTTATATAGTTAAGACCACCATAAGCCCCTGCAATTACTGAAAGTACAACAGGTATTGAAGCTAAATAT